GCGGACGAGAGGGAGGCATTTAAGGTGATTGCGGATATGGTGGAAAAGGCGGTCAGTGAAAATGAGGTGACTGCGGATATCTGGTCGAAGCCGGAATCCCATTTCCAGAGACTCAGCGACCAGCAGATCGGCGCTATGGGCGGATTCTTTGTACGCCCTGCGGGTAAGGAAGCAGAAACGGCAGGATAAATTGGTACAACCGCCGCCCTCTAATGTCAGATAATAAGGATAGAGGAAGGGAATAAAGGGAGATTGGAGGGCGGGAAGTATGTCGGAAAAACTTTCGTTACAGGCACAGGAAACACGGAGGGATTATAAAAGACGTTACCGGGCAAAGAACCGGGAGAAGATCAACAGGCAGCAGAGGGAATGGCGAGCGGACAACGGCGACAAGGTGCGGCAATACAACAGGCAGTATTGGGAGCGCAGGGCACAGCGGGAGAACGCCAGAGCTTCTTATGCGGACTATGGTATTACGCCGCAGCGGTTGGAAGATCTGATGATGATTGTCAGAACAGGAAAGTATGACCAGCTGGTGCAGTCTGCGGCTCATGCGGCGAATGAAAGTATTGCGGAGTACATTTTACTGTCCGTGAAAGAAAACAAGTCCTATGACGCTTCGGAGAAGCTCTGGGCGCGCGGGGATATTGAAAGGATTCCTTACGGAAAAACGGATTTTTACGGGGCAAGGCGGCTGTTCTTCTACTATCTGGACTGTGCCCTTAAGGAACGGCAGGAGATAGAAAATAACATTTCGATTAGGGAAAAGAAAGGATGAAAAAATGGAAAAAGAAAAAATGATTACAAGTGAAGTGGACACCTTAAGGCTCGAGGTGAACGACGACGGCGAGTACATAGCGATCTCGGCGGATGATTCGTCAATGTTTGACCGGTTTGCGGCGGGCATCCGGCACATTGGGGACGGCAAAAAAGGTGGAAGAGGTCGAAAAGCAGTACGAGGGACAGGCGGGCTTTGATGCGGACATGGAAAAGGTTGCTGCTATTGCAGGAATAAACGTGGAGTTTTCCAAGGAGGCAGTAAGGACGGTGGACAGTATCTTCGGGGAAGACACGGTAAAGAAGGTATTCCGTGACACATACAACCACATCCCTGATTTCCTGCCGTCGGTCAATCTGATCACCGATTTTTTTGAACAGGTCACACCTTACATGGAAAAGCTGTTCAACCGCAAGCTGGAGGCGCAGGAAAAGGCAAGTAAAGCGCGCATGGATAAGTACATGCTGCAGGACCACAGACCGCCGCAGAGGAGGAAGTAGGAGACGGTGGCGGATAAGAGCCGGGGAAAGGATGCGGAGATCGGGAGGGCGGTCTCAGAGATCGTCTCCCGTGGCAATGATGCAGAGGTGAAGCGGGGCAGGGACGGAGATATCCTTGTGCTGGAAGTGAGGAAGAAGATCACAAAGAGAATAAAGGGCTTATGAACGGGCATAAGTGGACGGCAGAGTGGTGCCAACAGATATGGGAGACTGTATCTGTTGGCACCTTTTTCGTTTTCGGGGTGATGTTATGGCACAGTACGACGGCAGTATCAGAATCAATACGGCAATCGAGACAAAGGGGCTAAAGCAGGATATTGCCGCATTAAAGGGAAAAATGAAGGAGCTGGGCTCCGGCATCGGGCAGGGCATGGCTGGCGTGGCGGGGAAGATAAACGCCGTTGAAAACAGCATAAAGAGGCTGGCATCCGGGATGCGGCGGGAAGTGTCCGGCATGAAAAGCAGCGTGGACGGTCTGTCCGGCTCTTTTAAAAGGTTAGGCGCGACGGTCGCGTCCGTTTTTGCCGTGCGGAAAGTTGCGGGCTTTGCAAGCTCCATGACGGAGCTGGGTTCCGACCTTGAGGAAGTGCAGAACGTGGTGGATGTGACCTTTACTACTATGTCGGACAAGATAAATGAGTTTGCCGTAAACGCTGCGAAGTCTGCGGGTCTGTCGGAGACTATGGCGAAGCGGTATGCTGGTACGTTCGGAGCAATGTCCAAGTCCTTCGGATTTACGGAGGATGCGGCATACCAGATGTCAACCGCTCTGACGCAGTTATCTGGCGACGTGGCGTCCTTTTACAACATCACGCAGGATGAAGCCTATACGAAGCTAAAGTCTGTATTCACGGGCGAGACGGAGACCTTGAAAGACCTCGGCGTGGTCATGACGGAGAATGCCCTTAATTCCTACGCAATGGCAAAGGGGATCGGGAAAACCGTGAGCAAGATGACAGAGCAGCAGAAGGTGGCGCTTCGGTACCAGTTTGTCTTAGAGAAGCTTTCTGGTGCTTCCGGCGACTTTATCCGCACGCAGGACAGCTGGGCGAACCAGACAAGGATTCTAAAATTACAGATTGAGAGCCTAAAGGCAACCATTGGACAAGGCCTTATCAATGTGTTTTCCCCGCTCCTAAAGATGATCAACACCCTTTTGGAGAAGCTGAGAACCGTTGCGAATGCTTTTAAATCGTTTACTGAGTCCTTTGCCGGAAAGAAAACGGGAAATGCGGACGCTGACTATAAAAAGTATGCGGATTCTGCGGGAAATCTGGCCGGTTCTCTGGAAGATGTATCGGAGTCGGCACAGGATGCGGAAAAGTCATTAAAAGGATATCTTTCCCCTCTGGATGAGATCAATAAGTACGAAACCGGGAAGGGAGACGGGCTTCTTTCTGGGTTTGAAGATATCGACTTCGGGGAGCTGGGCGATATCAACATGGATGTGACAATTACGCCTGACCTTGACGAATCCGCGCTCTCTAAGAAGATCGCCGCCATGGCAAAAAAGGTTAAAAGCGTTCTGGAAAGGCTGTTCCGACGGCTTAAAGAGGCGTGGGATCGTGAGGGAAAGTCCGTCATGGACTCCTGGAAACGCGCGCTGGATGAAGTCTGGAAGTTGGTCAAGGACATAGGCAGGGACTTCCTTGATGTGTGGAATCAGGAAAAGACTATAAAGATACTGCAGAACATACTCGGCATCCTTTCCAATGTGGGGCGTACCGTGGAAAACCTCGCCCACAATTTCCGCAAGGCATGGAATGAGAATGACCGAGGCAAAAAGATTTTAGAGAATATCCGGGATATCACAGGAAAGATAGTCGAAAACATAAAAGCGGCATCCGACAAGACCGTGGAGTGGTCGGAAGAGCTGGATTTTGCCCCGCTTCTGGAATCCTTTGAGAAATACACCAAGTCACTGATTCCGCTGGCTGACGCACTAAGCGGCGTGCTGGCTGACTTTTACACAAAAGTGCTTCTGCCTCTTGGGACGTGGACGATTGAAAAAGGACTGCCGGAACTGCTTGACGTACTGACGAAGTTTAACGAGAAGGTGGACTGGGAGTCGTTACGGGCGAATCTTGCGGAATTTTGGGAGCATCTGGAGCCGTTTGCGGAGACGGTGGGCGAGGGCTTGATTCTCTTCATAGAGCGGGTTTCGGATGCGCTTGCCGACTTCCTAAACAGCCAAGAATTTAAGGATTTTCTGGTAACGGTGGAAAACTGGATGGATGCTGTCACGCCGGAGGATGTGGCGGATGCGCTGGAACTGATAGCGAAATCGCTGATTACCCTTAAACTGGCGTTATTGGGATATAGTGCGATCAAGGGGATTACTGGTATTTTTTCCACGATTAAGTCTTTCCTTGCGATATTCGGAATCGGCGGG